CTCGACCATCTGCTTAGCCGTGCGCAGGTCGCAGTCGAGTGCGCGCTTCACGATCCAGATGCACGCGACGCGCAGTCCCTTCAGATCGCACTCGGGCAAGCCGTACTCGTCAACTTCATAGTGAGCTTGCTCCACGCGGATGCGTACGATGTGTGTCTTTTTCATGGTGTCTCTCCTTAGTAGGTGTATGCGTTCTCGATGAACCTTCCGGGATTGCCGTCAGTCACGGGTGCGCTTGCCGGAATCAGAGTGTACTCGCTGCCGCAGCAGTCACACGGGCAGGTGCGCCCGAGGTCACTCTCGGCGAACTCATCGCACTCGTATGCGCTGTACCCGAGCAGCATCCCGAGCTTGAATTGCAGGTTTCGGCGAAGCTTCCGCTTGCGCTCGTCACTCGTACCGTACAGTGCCGCGTTGCCGATGCAGTCTATGATCATGTCCCGCGCCTCACGAGCGTACGGCGACCCGGCCTGAGCGATGAACACGTGCCGGTGCAGCTTGCGGTCCTCGCACACGAGGTCCTCGAACTCGACGGTTAGCCCGTCTTCCTGCGCGAGATGCGCGAGCGTGACACCCGCGAAGTCGCTCTTGCCATAGCTTACGATCAGCAGCGGCTTCAGGCCGTCTCGCACCAGCACGTAGTCCGCGTATACCTGCGCGATGTAGTTAAAGTCGTTCATGGTGTTATCTCCTTCCATTGCGTTGTCGTAGAAATTCATCTCAGTCCTCACGTGGCGCGAGGATAACCCACTGCCACCGCTCGTCGCGCGATCCGTCATCCTTCACGCCCATGTGCCAGCATCCGAGGCAGAAGCACACCCACGTGCCCCACTCCCGATAGCTCAGGTCGCACGCGCCCGCCGCGCTGTACTCCGTGATGCCCGCATCGCGGTGCACTGTCGCTTCCGCGTCGATCCCGAATCCGACCGGCTTCGCGCCAGTGTAGCACGTGTCGTGCTCGCTTGCCCAGCTGGCGCGCTTGACGTTTTTCAGCAGCTCGCCGCGCATACCCGTTTCCGGGTCAAATTTGAATACCTTCATCGTCTTGACTCCCGTGGTGACTCGTCAGGCACGCGTACCAATCGCGTGCAAGCCCCGCACGTGCGAGGCTTTCGTCATGGGCTACAGCACTTCGTACGCGGGCACGCTACGCGTGGCGTCGTCGAGCCACGCGAGCGGCTGGATCGTGCGTACGCGAGGCTTCGCAGCAGCAGCTGCGCGGCGTGCGTTCTCGGCCCGCAAGTCGCGTGCGCGCTGGTCGAATCCGCTGTCGTGGCGGGCCTGAAATTCGCGCATCTCGCGCTGGTTCGCATGTGTTGCTTTCATTGTGGTACTCCCGTTGGTAACTCATCAGGCACGCGTACCATTCGCGTGCGAGACGCGCCCTTGCGGACGCGCCTTTCGTTCCGGGTTATGCCGCCTTAGCTTTCGCCTTCGCGGGTGCGAGCGCCTTGTTGTACCATTCCTCAAGCGCCTTCGCGTGATTGACTACCGCCTTCGGCAGTTCGACTTCGCCATCGAGCAGCGCGGCCATTGCCTTGCGATTCTTCGCGCGTGCGGACATGATTGCAGAGCGTTGTTCGTTCGTGTAGTTAGACATGATTGTCTCCTAAGTTATTGAAGTTTCGAGGTTTCTCATCAGGCACGCGTACCATTCGCGTGCGACTTCACACGCGCGATTCGCGTAAACTCGCGTTCGCGGTACCTGTGGCGCTTGCCAATCATGGAATCGACTCACAGTCTCGCGAACACTACGCGCGTGTTGGTTTGGGCATGGAACTCGGTTCGCCATTCCCGTCAGATCATTCCCGCGTACCTGCCTGAGCGCCGGTCCCTGACGAACGGTCTATTTCCCGTCAGGCCTAAGCTCAGATTGATTGTAGCGTACGCGTTCCCGTTGGGATCGCTTGCCGCATGCTTATTGTCCGCTGTCTTTTCTTCGGCGCGGATACCCGGGTTTACCAGCCCGTGCACATAACCGAGGGACTCGCCGCTTGTCGTATCGCGTATCCGGCATCCTTGAGGAGCGGTCGCGGTCAGCGGGCTGGCGGCGTTTCTCACGTTTCAGCGCACCGGATTCTCACCTACGCGCCGCCTTTTAAGCCCCGTTTCCTCCTTAGTCGGTCACCATGCCGAGGCAGGCTCTTGGTCGAGTCAGGCCCTTCTTGTCGGGCTGTTCCTGCCGGGAACGGTTCCCACCATATAGAGCTGGCCGACCCTGTCAAGCCCCTTTTGGCACTTATTTTCAAACTAATTTAGAATGCCTTTGAAAACAGTGGGTTACAAGCGGCAAAAACCGGCTCGCTATCCTTGCGGAACCCCAAAAGTGCCCGAAATGCGCAACATTTCAAGGACCCCGCAAGTGCACCTGCCGGTCCCTGCTCAGTGTCTCTACAGGTCCCTGCTCAGTGCACCTGCCGGTCCCTGCCGGTCCCTGCTCAGTGCACCTGCCGGTCCCTGCTCAGTGTCGGTGTCGGTCCTCTGTGGTGTCACCCCGTGCCGAAGACGGCAAAAACATAGCACCGGCCAAGCGTAGGCAAATGACAGCGCGAACGCCGCGCAGTGCCCTCACAGTGCACCCACAGTCCACGTGCCGCCACCACAAGCGCCCCGCCAGCCCACAGGCAGTGCACAGGCAAGCGCCGCAGGTGCCCCGCAAGTGCCCCGCGAGTGCACAGCGAGTGGGCATGTGGTGCGGCGCAATGGATGATGAACGCGCGCGCACGGCACGGGGGCCTCGGGGTGGACCTATGTCGAGGGCTGTCCCTCGGAAATTCACAGCAAATGTTTGGTTGGCAGGCGCTACCTGCCGTGGGCATCCTGTCTATTCGTAGGCCAAGCGATGCCAGACTCACATGTTACAGAACCTCGGACATGTGGTGCCGCCGCGAGGGATCGAACCCCGGACCCGCTGCTTACAAGGCAGCAGCTCTACCAACTGAGCTACAGCGGCTTTCACACGTACACAGCGCAGGGACCACGAGGGACACCGCGCAGGAACCCCGAGGGGTATATCCACGAGCGATCCCCCGTAGGGTACACCGCGCAGGAACTCGTGGTGCCCCGGAGACCCGCACCCACGGTGTCTTGTGGGGGGACTCCGAGGGAGACCACTGGGGGAGGATATACTGGGGTAGGTCATGTCTGGTAGGTACACTGAGCAGGACCCCTGTGGTCCTACACTTAAAGTGCCCCTGCCCTTCTGGGGTGTCACCCCCTCAGAATCAATACCTTACCTCCTCCTACAGAAGGAGCCATTGGTCCTCTTAGGGGGCTGGTGCAGTACTGTCCTGCGGTGACCTGCCTTGGCACACTTGACGAAGTCCTTCAGGGCTGCGTTCCGTGCCTTATCCTCAGCACGGTCAGCTGCCTTGTTGACATCACGGGCGATGGCCTCGGTGAAGTAACCGACTGCCTCAGCCAGCACGTCGAGCCTGTCATCCTGCCTCAGAGAGTTTCTCTCGCGAGTCAGGTAGGCCAGCTGGTAGAACCCATTGTACAGATGCTTACGCTCGCCTGCGTCCTCTGGGAGGCTCTCAAGCTGATCCTCGACGATCTCCTTGTCCATAACGAGACGGTGGGAGTTCATCACTGGTTCGAGCTTGTCGGCGATGCGGGCTTCCTTCTGGCCGGTCACGCGGTACCCTTCGAGCTTGCACGGGTAGATATTCTGTAGGACAGGACCCAGCAGGGCATTGAACATGCCGTCGCCGAAGTTGTCCTCGGTCCAGACCTCGTTGACCTTCTCGTCACGAGCTATGGTAGCGAGCGCCTCAAGGACTGACGTGTCGTAGCCTGCCCCGTAGAACCCACCCCAGCGCCTGATGAAGACCCTGCCGTGTAGCATTTTCGCAACACAGAAGGAGGTCTCGTCCTTTCCTCGGCCTGATGGATCAACAAATAGTACGGATGCTTCATAAGGCAGCATCTTGTCAGAGACACTGAGAGGCCCGTAGAAGCGATCTCCAGCTAACCCTACGTTGGGTACCTGTAGCATCTGATCGTTCCCTGACGCGTACACCAGTCTGTCTGGTGCGACCTCAGTGTCCACGTTCGCTACGATTAGGTCTCGGAGCTTGAGCGGGTACCTATTCTCATCGCTGAGTGTGGTGTCGAGCATGAACTGAAGGCTGAATCCACTGCGTCCATACTCAGCTTCACGGTCCAGTAGGTCGGCCTCGTCAAACCGGTCGGGGTCGGTAGGTCGTGCCACCAACCCACTATCGTCTGCGAGCCGTCGAAGTATGCCGGGAGAAACACGTTCTTCTCCGTAGAGCTGGATTTGTTCTTCATTGGGATACCTTGCAGGCCAGATGCGAACACGGTAACCGCGCTCCTCGAAACCCTTGTAGATTGTCTGGATGGATTGAGGTGTACCGAGGCCGACGGAGTGACCGCCCGGAACAAGGATAGCTCCGCCCATCTCTCGCGCACGGAGGTCGAGCTTCTCTCGCTTGCCTTCCGTGTCTGAGTTGTTGGGGACCTCGATGTCATCGAACACGACCGTCGTTGCGCGTCCACCTGTCATCTGTCCTGTGACGCCGACAGCGCGGACAGAGGGTGCCTGTGCGGGCGTGGCAGGGCCTACGTCGAACGCGAGAACGCTGTCTCGCTGTCCGTCTTTGGGCCGCGCCTTCAGCCACGACAACAGGGGGATCGTT